TGGCAATACCATATAAACACTCCTCCCAATCCAACAAACGATGAATTACGGGAAAGTGCAAATTATCCTTCAAAAAACAAAACATATTATTCTCAACTGCTAGAATCTGCCAGCTTGGAACCAATACTTTAGGAGGGCAATACACTCCCATCGCCTTCACATAGGGATCAATGAAAATTCCATCCTTTACAAAAGGCATCATCATAGATGGAGCTGTAACAATTGGCTCGAAATTTCCATTAAGCAAGGAAGGCGTTATTTTTGTAGTTTGAGGATGACTTGGGCCTTCAGATAAACGTCCAAGGACTTTAAACTGAGGTTCAGCATGACATTTTTCATCCAAGGTAAATTCTAAAGAATCTATGTCAATAATAGTATCTGGCATAACCTCCAAATACCTTCTCAACATTTCTTGAGTAACAACCACAGAGAATCCCAAGCCATTGAATTCCTTGCCAGCAACATGCATACCAAAGTACTTACGTTTAGCACGGCTAGGATCCATAACAGCTAAAAGAGCTCCACAATCACCATTAACAGTGGGTAGTCGATACTCAAAACATTTATGAACCTTATACTGTTCTGTTCCACCATACTCAGAATCGAATACAGGTAAATCAACAAGAACAGAACTAGCATGAGCTGGAACAATAATGGGAATATCATCTCCAAACATCATGACAATAGGAATCAAGCGCAAAGTAAATTCAAGATCACTCTCAACACAGAAACTTTCAACAATGTCTCTATGCTTAGCACACCTTCGCCCAAAATCAACAAGAGCTATATCATTCTTTTCATTTAGCTCTTCAAAAGGCACAAAGGACAACAAAAATTCTTCAACACTCAGAACAAATTCAAAAGATCGAGCGTTAGTCGACTTGCTAACTCTAAGAGGCAAGGACTTTATATGTGAATTAGCTTCACATTCCGCAAGTAAGTTTCTCACAAAATGAAAAGGCAATAAAGCTTGGGAACCACGTATAAACCACATGTTTCCCATACGCATCATAACTTCAC